CACTTGAAAGAGTAATTGATTGAACACCTGCTATTGCTTGTTGAACAAGTTCAAGATTAGTATTTGTTTTAGTTCCCCATGTACCCGAGTTTTCACCCGTGGCCATTAACTCTAGTTTAAGATCTGATGAAAATGTTGATGCCATAATTTTGTATTATACCTTGTTTAAGCAGCCTTATCAACTTCTGTCCAAGTATTAGAAACTCCTTTATTTACTTCAGTCCACGTATTTGTAACCCCTGGATCTATTACTGCCCATGCAGTTATAAAAGGAATACCAACACTTCCTGTTAATTCAATACCTGTAGGAGTAACATTTGCATCAGCTGTAATTGAAGCAATACTACCAACTGATGTAGTTAACTGTTGTCCGGTAGCCGTGACTATTGTATTTGGAGTAATTGTCGATTGACCAAGACTCGATGTTAATTGAATACCAGTAAGGTTAGCAGTTGCATTAGCTGATGTTGTAACTGAACCAATAGATAAATCTATTGCGTGATCGGGCCCTGTTATAATACTAACACTACCAGCTGCACTTACAGAATAAGTTCCAATAGTAAAGCCTAACTGTTGACCTGTAACAGTAACCTCTACGTTAGGTAATATTTGTTGACCAATACTAGAATTTAATTGTATGCCAGTTAAGGCTACGTTAGCATTAGTTCCGCCTAATGCTGCTATGGGTGACTGTGCTATTGCTGTAATACCTAATGCCAAAATAAACTCCTATGCGGATATTATACCTTAACAATAGGTAATATTACAGTACACTACCAATCTTTAGTTTTTGAAGTAAGTTCTGGTGCTTTTTGACTTTCGATTTGTGCAGATAAGTTTGATTGCATATCAGCTTCCGTTGTATCAGACATTTCTAATACGCAGGCAGTTGCACTTTCTTTAGTCATAGCATCAAAATTCATACCTTCAGAACCTGCACAAGATCCATACATAGATGCAGTATGAGTATCTTCTCCTACTGTTTCTGTTGCTGTATATCTCCAATGTATTGTCTTAACTACATTCTCTGAGTTTGTCTCAAAGTTTGGAAAAGACCATTCGTATGTTATTGCCATGTTGTTTCTCCTTATTATTATGGGTTATTAGCTTCTAGAGCTGTTATTCTAGCTTCTAATTCTTGAATTGTTTTAACCAGTAAAGGTACTAATTTAGATTGGTCTATACCTTGATATTCTGGATTACCATTTTCATCTACTGCATCTTTAGTTCCTGTAATTGCTTCTGGTACTACACTTGATACTTCATGTGCAATAAAGCCATCAACAGTAGTATCTGCATCTGCTATAAAATTAAATCTTGCAGGTTTTAATTGTTTTAATCTTGTTGTTGCATCAAAAGTATAATCTACATTTTCTTTTAATCTGTAGTCAGATGAAGTGTTGTAAGATGTTGATGAAGCAGTTACAGAAATATTACCAACATTAGTATTGTCTTTATAAAATTTTATTGCCTCTCCATCATTAGTAGTTCTTACTAATTCTAAAGGATTAGCTTGGTCTCTTGTAAATCTTCCAAATCCAGTTGGTCTAATTTCTGCTCCTGATGCAACTCTTGTGGTGCTTGTTTTAGCCACCAATAAATTTCCAGATGAGTCGATACGCATACGTTCACTAGAAGTATTAGTTTTAAATATTAAATTAGTTCTAGTAGCAAAATTTAAATCTTGAGCTGATTGTGTAGCTGTTATATAACCATGACCACCACTAACATATAAATCTAATCTTTTGTTACCACCATCAGATGTTTCTATTCTAATCATTGGTTCATTAGCATAAGTATCGGCAACATGAAGATTAGAAATAGAGTGAGGAGATGAAGTTCCAATCCCCACCACTCCTGCTGATGTGATACGCATACGTTCTGTAGCATTAGTTGAAAATTTTAAATAATTATTGTTAGTCGCACTAATAGAACTTCCACCATCAGAAGTTAATTGTGATAGTTGCAAACCATTAGATTGTCCACTAGCTTTCAAATTAATTGTAGCATCTCCACCAGAAGATATATCTAAATTTGTACTAGGAGAACTTGTACCAATACCTACATTTCCAGAACTATCAATACGCATACGTTCTGAAGCATCTGTTTCAAATTGAATTGTATTTCCACTACCGTCTATTTTAATTGTCTCTCTACCACTCCAAGTACCTAAATTAAAATTAGTTCCTGTGTCAGTCACCCATAAACCATAAGCATCTCCACTTGTACCACCAAGATAAATATGATTTACATCACTACTTTGAATATGAAGTTTTCCTACTGCAGAAGTTGTGCCAATCCCAACTCTTTCATTACTATTAATAGTAATAGCTGTGCTTGTAGCATTGTCATCTATACCAGTAGATGAAAAGTTTAGAGCAGGTATGTTAGCTTTATCTCTTGCGTTACTCATTATTATAATTCCTCTGCTTGACTAGCTTTGAAAGTTGCATAAGCATCTTTAACATCTTGTGTCCAGACTGCGTTACATACTGCTTGAACCTCTGAGTGTTCATTAGTTATATCTGCATCTGGTGCTAAAGAATGTCTATGATACTTTCTTGATAATTCTTCGTTGTCTTCCATAACTACAATGTCAGTTCTTACTTGAACTACTTTGTGTTTTCCGACCACTTCGATTTTACCAATCTGTGTCTCTTTAGTTATTGCCATAGTTTGTCTCCTGTGTTGTTAATTTATAAAAAAAGTTGCCATTCCAGTTAAACTGTCATCATAAGAAGCATCAGCAGTTGTTCCATTATGGTTAAATATGTTGCCTCTAAGTTTTGTAGTTTCGTAAGAACTTAAACTAACAGTTAAACCTCTACCTAAAGTAGTTGTTACAAATTTTAATAAACCAAAAGTTCCACCATAATGAGTTGGTGTAAAAGGTAATCCATTAATATCATAAGCAAAACTTGAACTTAAATTAGTAGTTGATGTATATTTAAACCAAACAGTAACTTGGCTTCCAACTTTTCTATAATATCCTTCTGAAGAACTTGTTGTAAATCCTACTACACTAGGTGTCCAAGTTCCTTCTTCGTAATCGTCTAATTTGTTTGCTGTGCCTGTGCCACCAACATATAGACCACCACCTAAGTATAGGTCTTTAAATCTTGTTGATGAACTTCCTAAATCATAATTTCCATCATCATTAGCACCACTTGTATTACAAATGGTGTGCCGTTAGAGCGTTGTACTTGAATGTTATTGGTACTACCTTTAATTGTAATTCCTTCATCGCCTGTAGTGTTATAAACATTTGAACTTGTAGTTCCCACCAATAAATTTCCAGATGAGTCGATACGCATACGTTCTGAACCATTATTGACATGAAAACTCATTGCACTAGCAGAATGGTCGTATCTTATTCTACCTTGATAAGATTGATTTCCAGTAGCACCATCAGCAAATTGTAGGCTTCCAGTTTCACTTGTTGAGGTAACAATAGTTATTCCATTTTGACCAGATGTACTGCCAACAACTAAAGTATTTGCAGAAGAAGCATAATTATTAGGAAAAGCTGTACCAATCCCAACTTTATTATTTGAACTATCAACATATAAAGTGCTTGTATCAACTGTTAAATCTCCAGACATTGTAAGATTAGTAATTCCTGTATAAGCACCAGTAATTCTTCCATCTGGTACTGTACCACTATCTAAGTTATCTGCGTTTAGACTTGCAACTGAGAAAGTTCCATAAGCAACAATATCAACTACGTCTCCTGTAGTTGCACCACTAGCTAAGACTACTGATGTACCAGAAGTTACTGTAACATCTGTTCCATTTAATAATTTTACACCATTAAGATATACGTCAATAAATCCTGCGTCATACGCTAAAGTATTTCCACCATTGTCTGCACCTGTGAAAGTTGTTTGACCAGATGTTGCTGTGTAATTGTATCTTTGTGAAGTTCCATTAACTGATGAACCTGCGTTCTGCCAACCACTAGCACCATAAACATTAAGTACATTAGTTGAGGTATTGAAATATAAATCTCCAGAATTTAAAGAAGTTGTTGGTGCTGAAGAAGCTATTCTGTAAGTTTCTCCAAAAGCATTTACTGAAGCTAAATTTGTTGCAACTGTATTTACATTGGCAATCGAACCACCGACATTATTAACATTAGCTATTGAGCCAGATACTGTTCCAATAATTGAGCCAGATACTGTTCCAATATTATTTGAGCCAGATAAATCTGATGCAACTGTGTTAATATTAGTTGAATTAGAATTAACATTCGATACAGCAGTTGAAATATTTGCAACACTTGTTACATCGCCAGATATTCCTGCAACTGTCGTAATATTGCTTGAGATTGGTGAAAGAGTTGAAATTGAACTTGATACACCTGCTAGTGTCGAAACATTATTGGTTGGTGTAATTTGTCCAGCAACAGTTGTTATGTTTGTATTGTTATTTGCTGTTGCAGTTACATCGCTAGAAATATTTGCTACACTTGTAACATTGCTTGAAATTCCAGCAACTGTATTAATATTATTTTGATTTGAAACTGTTGGAGTTAATTGATACCAAGTTGTATTAGCAAGGTTATAAACCTTCATTACATCATTAGTCGTATCAAAATATAAAGCACCATCTTGTAAAGCATCACCATCATTATCTACTGTTGGGTTGCTAGTTTTAGCACCAAGATAACTGTCATCAAATAAATCAAATGTAGCTTCGGCAGCAGAAGCAGATGCAGCAGATGCAGTTGCAGAATTAGCAGACGCAGTAGCCGATGAAGCTGAAGAAGTTGCTGAGTTAGCACTAGCCGTAGCAGAGTTGGCAGAATTTGTTTCTGATGTAGCAGATGTTGGCAGAATTTGTTTCTGATGTAGCAGATGCCGTAGCAGAGTTAGCTGAGTTGGTAGCTTGAGTTGTTGCAAGAGCCACTTGTGCTGTTGCTAAAGTTACTTGAGCTGCACCATTGTTAGTAGCATCTACTGCACTAGCAGCAGCAGCAGTAGCCGAGTTAGCAGCATTAGTAGCAGAAGTTGTGGCAGCAGCAGCATCAACTAATAATCCCCACTTAGCAACGTCTGTGTTTGTAGAAATAGGTTGTGATCCAGATGAAGTGTGAGCAGTTAAACAAATGTAAACATTGTTATTTGAAGTATCTTTTATAATATCTCTAACAGCAAAAGTTGTACCAGATGACCAGTTACCTTTAAAAGTTCCTAGTTCTTGTGCAACAGTTAATTCACCACCTGCATCAAAACCAAATACTTTATTAGCTCTATCTGCAGCACCCACAGTAAATTCTG